CTGCAGGTGTTATCGTTGCAGTAATTATCGTAGCAATCATATTCTAATATGTGGTTATCACTTTTACCGACAGTATTAAAAACTGGTTCAGCTATATTTGCTAACAAGCAAAAAGCTAAGATACTTATGTCTGACGCTGCTTTACTACACGCCAGTAAAATGGCCAGTGGCGAAGTTGAGTATCAGGCATCCGTACGTCAATCAAATGACCAGGGATACAAAGACGAGTTTGTTTTAATTCTGGTGTCAGCTCCAGTAATCTTATTAATCTGGTCGGTCTTTTCGGGAGATCCGGAAATTCAATTTAAATTAGACATGTTCTTCGACAAATTTGGTAGTCTACCTTTTTGGTACCAATCAATTTTTATTGGCGTGGTCGCATCAATATATGGACTTAAAACAGCCGATATTATGAAGAAGAAGTGAAGTTCCATGAATATTGGGACAATGAGAATAAACTATTAGAACTTTCATATAAAGAATCTATTAGACAGAAGGAGGAAAGAAGATGCAAGAACAAGACAAGTGTGCCTGTCACACAGAACAAAAAAGACAATCGGGGGAATGTTGTAAACAAGAAAAGCCCAACGCTTTAGATGAGTTTTGGACTAGTTTAGGAGAACCTGATAAATGCAAGACACCGACCCAATAAGTTTAATATATAAAATCCAAAGAATCTTAGATGAAATTATTGACAATAACGCCTCAGTAATAATTGGCGGCGGTGTTGACAACATGGATAAATACAACTATATTTTAGGAAAGATTCACGTAAGTAATCAAATTAAACAGGAAATCTCTAACCTGCTAAACCCTAAGGAGCCAAATGACGATGACGACAAAGTTACACCCATTAGAAGCTAAATATAAAAAAGAAGCTAAAGAAAAAAAAGAAGAAACCACATCAACAAGTTTAGATAAATTACCTAACCCTACAGGTTGGCGTATTTTAGTAATGCCTTTTAAAGTTAAAGAAAAAACGGAAGGTGGAATTATTATTGCACAAGAAGCATTAGACCGAGCACGAGTATCAACCCAAGTTGGATATATACTTAAAATGGGTGACCTTTGTTATAACGACAAAGATCGATACCCTACTGGTCCGTGGTGCAAGGAAAAAGATTGGGTGGTGTTTGCACGATATGCAGGATCACGTATGGAGATTGATGGTGGAGAGATAAGAATGTTAAACGATGATGAGATCTTAGGGACTATATCAGATCCCGAAGACTTAATTCACGCAATGTAACCCATAGGAGGATATTACTATGCTAGACGAAAGAACAATAGACGTTGGCGACAATGAAGAACAAGAAACAACCATTGATCTGGATGCACCAACACCAGAACAACCATTAGAAGAGGATATAATAGATGTCGAACAAGTTAGTGAAGACAGTAATGAGTCCAATAACGCACCTGCGAAATCTGGGGAGCAGTCAAATGTTCAAGCAGATAAAGAAGAACTTGGAGAATACTCCGAAGGCGTTAAAAAAAGAATAGCTAAGCTTACGCGTAAAATGCGTGAAGCTGAAAGACAAAAAGACGAAGCTATTAATTATGCAAAAACAATTAAGGAAAGTACTGAAACATTAAGAAATAAATATGAAAGACTTGATGCAAACTACACACAAGAGTTTGAAAAAAGAGTTACTACTAATCTAGATGCAACTAAACAAAAACTAGCCATAGCTATTAATAGTGGTGACGTTGAAGGTCAAGTAGCTGCTCAAACGGAATTAGCCCAATTAACTATGGATGCTACTCGTTTAGCTAGAATTAAAGATATAGAAAAACCTGTTGAAAAACCTGCTTTAGCGGCAGAAACCATTGAAGCTCCAAGAAAACAAGTAGACCCACAAGCAGACGCTTGGGCCTCTAAAAACTCTTGGTTTGGTACAGATAACGCTATGACTTACACTGCTTTTGACATACATAAAAATTTAGTTGAGGAAGAAGGATATGATCCAAATACTACAGAATATTACTCTGAAGTAGATAAAAGAATAAGGGTTGCATTTCCTAACAAATTTGATAGAGTAGAGGGAACTACGAATGAACCCGTTCAAAATGTAGCAAGTGCTCGACGTCCAGCCACAAAAGGACGCAGAAAAACTGTGAAGCTCACACCCTCACAGGTAGCAATTTCTAAAAAACTAGGTGTGCCACTCGAAGAGTATGCGAAACAATTAACGCTTAAGGAGGTATAAGCATATGACTAAAAATACAGAAACAACGACTGTTAAAACTTCCCGCGTGAGCGAAACTAGGGTTAAACAAGAACGACCTAAAGTTTGGACTCCACCATCATCACTAGATGCACCACCTGCGCCCGATGGGTACAGACACAGATGGATTAGATCTGAGAGCATGGGTCAAGATGACACCAGAAATATCTCAGGCAAAATTAGATCTGGATGGGAATTGGTAAGAGCCGATGAATATCCTGAATCTGATTACCCTGTTGTCGAAAACGGAAAACACGCAGGAGTTATCGGTGTTGGCGGCCTTGTGCTGGCAAGGATACCTGAAGAGCTCGCAAAGCAACGTGAAGACTATTATCGTCAGATGACAGCCGATCGTAATGAAGCTTTAGAAAACGACCTTATGAAGGAACAGCATCCAAGTATGCCAATTAATCAAGAACGGCAGACTCGTGTAAGCTTTGGTGGTACAAAGAAAGACTAATTTTTTAGTAATTCCTACCCGCTGATTAAATAAAAATAACTTAACCCCTTTAAGGAGGAAAACAAAAAATGGCAAATAAAAACGCCCCTTTTGGTTTCAGAGCTATGGGAAAATTAGGTAGCAATGTGAATAACATGGCTACAAGTGAATATCCGATCTCGGACAATTTTGCAACATCACTGTTTCAAAATGGATCTGTAGGTATAGGAGCCGGTGTAATTGTTGCAGGTACAGCTACTTTAGCAACAAACATTGGTGTTCTAAACGGTGTATTCATATCTAAGGATCCATCAACTGGGAAACCAACTTTTAAAAATCAGTATTCACAGACTAATGTGGCTTCTGGTGAAACAATAACCGCGTTCGTTTTTGACGATCCAAATACATTATATGAAGCACAAATGGGTGGTACAGCTACTCTTGGTGCAGATGTAATGGGTAATAACATTGACTCAGCAGTAGGAACAGGCAGCACCATATCAGGTCTAGCCGCTTCTACTTTGGCCGATGCAATTACTGGATCAGGTGCTACTGCTCAATTTAGAGTAATTAGACCGTCTTCAGACCCGGAAAACAACGACATTACCGTACAGCATTGTAATTATGTAGTTAAATTTAACGAACATCTTTATCTTACTGATACTGGTGGTTCATAATAGCAGGAGGATTTAAAAAATGGCTATATCAAGACAACAACTAGCAAAAGAGCTAGAGCCAGGTTTGAATGCTTTATTCGGACTTGAGTACAAAAACTACGAAAATCAACATTTGGAGATTTTCGACAAAGAATCATCTGACAGAGCTTTTGAAGAAGAAGTAATGTTATCTGGTTTTGCAAACGCTTCAGTAAAAGCAGAAGGTTCAGCAGTATCATTTGATAGCGCTAACGAAACTTTCACTGCACGTTACACTCACGAGACAGTTGCTCTCGCTTTTTCTATCACAGAAGAAGCTGTTGAGGATAACTTGTATGATAGTATCGCTACACGTTATACAAAGGCACTAGCTAGATCTATGGCTAATACTAAGCAAATCAAAGCAGCAAACGTTCTTAATAACGGTTTTGACACTGCAAATGGTGGAGACGGAAAAGCTCTTATGGCTACCGATCATCCTACTATTGCAGGTACGTTCAGAAACGAATTAAGTACTGCTTCTGACCTTAACGAAACATCTTTAGAGCAAGCGATGATTGACATCAATGCTTTTACTGATGAACGTGGTCTGAAGATTGCAGCACGTGGAATGAAAATGATTATTCCTTCAGCTCTACAATTTACTGCTGAAAGACTAATGAAATCTGCTCTACGTACTGGCACTTCTGATAACGATACTAACGCACTAAAATCTATGGGGATGTTACCTCAAGGTTATGTAGTTAATAACTACCTAACAGATGATGATGCGTTCTTTATCAAAACAGACGTTCCTAATGGTCTTAAAATGTTCGAAAGAGCAGCTATTAAGACTGCTATGGAAGGCGACTTTGATACTGGTAACGTTAGATATAAAGCGAGAGAAAGATACAGCTTCGGCTTTTCTGATCCTCGTGGTATCTTCGGATCTCCAGGTGCTTAATCATTAGATTAGGATCAAAATATTAAGGGGCCTTCGGGCCCCTTTTTATTTGCATTTTTTTATTTAAAAGAGTATAATTTAAACACTGCATATTAATTTAGTTAGTATAGACTCGTGCAGTCGAAAAATCTCTAAACTATATTAACGGAAAACGGAGAAAAAAATACATGGCAAACTCAACATTTAGCGGCGTAGTAAGATCAGAATCTGGTTTAAAAGTCGTTTCAAAAAACGCTACTACTGGCGTTCAAACAGAACAAATGAACTTTGATTCAACTGGTAGACTATTAACTACAGCAGGATCACACATTAAGTATACAGAAGCAGCAGGTTTTGCGGCAACTGATTTTATGGTTGGAAAGGGCGGAAGTTCAGAAGCAACGGCAGATCCTTTTACTTCAGGAGCGGCACAGCTATTTCCTTTAGGAAGTCAATTACTTTACGGTAATACAACTTATCGTTACTGTAAGATGGCTGCAGTTGCAGTAACTGCAGGAAAATGTGTAACTCACGCTGCATCAATTGCTGATCACTTTGATCTAGCCCCTACGGCTGACGTAGCTGCTGGTGAAACTGCAATTTCAGTTGAAACTGCAGGTACTGATATAACACTAAACCAATACGCAGGTGGTTACTTATATATAAATGATGGTGCAGGTGAAGGTCAGATGCTTAGAATCAGATCTAACCCGGCTCACGATCACTCAAGTGATCCTTCAATAATAATTACTACTTATGATGATTTAGCAACAGCTATTACAGCTTCTTCAAGTACAAGAATAACTTTAATTGCTGATCCACTTAGTGCTTTAATCGGTCAAGCTGCAACAACTACAGGCGCAACAATGGGCGTAACAGTTGTTGACATGGCTGCTAGTCACTTTGGCTGGATGGCTGTATCAGGACCAGCTACAGTATTAAGTTCAGGAACTTTAGTTGTAGGTAATCACGCGGTGCCATTAGGTGCTGTTGGTGCTGTTGGACCGGCTGCAGGTGATGTTATACAAGTAATTGGTACAGTTATGATCGTTAATGTAACTACAGATTATTCGTTAATTAATCTTTACGGCATTATATAATAAACTCTGAGTAAGGGCGTAATGGCCCTTACTCTTTAGTAGGAGAAAAACAAAATGGCAGACGTAGTATTAAATCAAGAAGGCGGCACAGCTTTATTTTCAGGAAACAAAAAAGTAATTACTCATTACAACAACGTTTCAGACAGTAGCGGTGGAACAACTAAAATTCTTGATATATCGGATTATACAAACGCAGCAGGTAGTTCACCTGTATCGGCAACTTTAAATAAAATTTGGTATAGTGTTTCAGTAACATCAAAAGTAGATTCATTAAGGTTGTCTTGGGACAACTCAGGAACAGACCCTATTTTTCTAACTCTTGAAGGAGATGGTTATTTTGATTATAGCTCAATCGGTGGTATTCAAAATAACAAAGCTACCAATTTTACAGGTGATGTAAACGCAACTTTACCCGCTTGTACTAGTGGTGATAGTGCTTCAGTTACTTGTGAGTGGATATTAAATTATTAATAAGGAGTAGCATATGCCTAACACTACTTCAAACAAAACAGAGTTTGATAAAAGTTTTTCTATTGAAGAAATAATAGAAGAGGCTTATCAACGTGTGGGTATTCAAAACCTAACAGGATATCAACTTAAATCAGCCAGACGTTCTTTAAATATAATGTTTCAAGAATGGGCTAATAGAGGTTTACACTATTGGGAGTTAAAAGAAACCAACGTTAATTTAGTTGTTGGACAAGCTGAATACCACTTTTTTAGAAGTGCAGCAGATGATACCTCTGACACTGATCGTACCCAAGCAACGACAGTACAAACTGACTCGACTATATTTGGAGTTGATGATATTTTAGAAGCTACTTTTAGAACAAATAGAGCTACCGCTACACAACAAGATGTAGCAATGTCAAAAATAGACAGGTCTACATATTCAGCTTTAGCTAATAAATTAACTACAGGCACGCCAGTTCAATATTATGTACAAAGATTTATAGATAGGGTCACTGTTTCTGTTTACCCTACGCCCGATGCTACCGCAGCCGGTAGTGAAGTACATTTATATTTTGTAAAAAGAATAGAGGATGTTGGTGACTATACTAATTCTGCAGACCTACCTTATCGTTTTGTTCCTTGTATGCTTTCAGGTTTAGCTTATTATTTAGCGCAAAAATATAACTCACAACTAGTACAACAAAATAAAATGTTGTATGAAGAAGAGTTTAATAGAGCCTTAACAGAAGATGGTTCTTCTACTAGTACTTACATAACACCGAAAGTATACTATAATGTCATCTAGTTTTGCAGCAGGAAAAAGAGCTAAAGCAGTTTCTGATCGCAGTGGTTTAGCGTTTCCGTATAATGAAATGGTAACAGAATGGAATGGTTCTTTTGTACATCAATCCGAATTTGAAGCCAAACACCCACAAATAGAAAGAAAAAACCCTAAGTTTGATGCTCAAGCATTAAAGGACGCAAGACCTGAAAGAACAGAAACAGTAGTTCCTATTTTATTAAAAACAAACCCTTTTAAAACAGGTACTGCAGGTACAAGTGCAATCACTGTTACAGAAGAAAACCACATTAGAGCTAGTAGTGACATTGTAAGATTTTATGGTGCAGTTAGTTTTGATGGTATAACAGCAAACAATATAAATAGAGCAGCAGGTTACACAATAACTGTTGTAGATATTAACACTTATACTTTTACAGTAACCACAGATACTGCAACAACAGGTAATATTAATGGAGGGGATCACCGTGCTTATGCTGGACCGGTGATAATAATAGCATGACAACTTATGCAGAATTAAAACAACAAATTCTAGACTATACAGAAACAGATAGTAATGTTTTAACTGACACTATTATTAATGATTTTATAGAACACTCAGAATCTAAATTATTTAGAGAAATAGATTTAGATGTATTTAGGAAATATAAAATAGCTTCGCTAACAGCAAACGATCCTTTTGTAGCTATGCCTGGATCAATTC